TCCATTTCCTTCCTAGTCGTTCTCTTTACTCGGCCCTTCTTTGGTGGCGGAGCAGTAATTGGTACATCGTCAGCTATCGTAACTTTACGTGAGGTTCCTTTACCTTTTGGTGGTAAAACCTTAATCTTAGTTTCGACTTTGTCTTTATAAATATCAGGGATTGGAGGAAGATGACGACGTTTAGCGTCTCGTTTAGAATACATACGATTAAAAAACGCTTCAGGAGTCTCATTCCACTTCATAAACCATGATTTGGGCTCATATGTGTATAATATCTTACCGATCCTACGTGGTTCATCATAGAACTCTTGAGTAACATAGTATTGTCTCTGTCTGTTACCAAGATTATATTTGTTATTACCGAGAGTCGTTTCTCTGACCTTTATAATCATAGGTGGACATTCGTCATTACCAGTCTTATCTTTCATAGCATTACATTTCTCAGTAAAAATCTTATGAGCTATTGGCATCCAAGGTGTTCTATATGCTTTTGTTTTAGGATCTTTGCGGTCACGATAACTAAAGGATCCACGAGTACTGTCATCATCCATTACTTGTGTGAAAGTCCTTAGACCTGATTCATTCACACGTAATAGAGAGTCTTTTACATAACCTCCATACATGTTAGTATCTAAATACATATTAGTCATAATATATTCTTTATAATCTATTGCGGATTTTTATTTAAGCCTCCAAAAGTCTCTAGCCAGTAATATAAAGAACAAAGTATTCAAATTTTACCGTATCCGTAAAATAGTTGATTTCCGCTGGTTACGAGTAATGCAATTTTTGTGAGCTTGATCTCCGTTGTAAAAGCGTGCCTGCGGTTGTATAGTTGAGAAGGGTAAAATTACATTGAGACTGTTGGTGAGAACTCACATGTAGCCACAGTGTCAAGCTAACAAATACACTGAAACCGTTACCTGATGGACTAGTCGTGACGAAAAAGCTACGGTTTCAAGTAAGTCTAGTTTTATTTTACTGATAAACAGCAATTTAGAACTATCTTTAACCAATTTAGGATGGAGGATGTTGTCTTTATTATAACAATAATGAAGAATAGAAAGTTTAACTTCTGAGAGAGAATGTTGATATAAAAAATGATGAGTTTTTATTTGACTTTCTTATCTAGCTTAATATTAGAAGAAACGTCAAAGTTTAACTGAACTATGGCAACAGATTTCCAAAATTCTATTCGAAGCAAAATTTGGGACCATTTTAGTAAAAATAAGGCCCTTGAAAGCAACGAAAGAGCTACTGGAACCTTATCGAGAAAAAAAGCTTCTAAGACATCCAATTCCTATCATGAACTAGAATTCCGATTGGGAAAGTTTATCGAATCTAACACGAGTCGTAAGATCGAATTTGACCCTAAGATCGAGTTTACTAAGTTCAAACAAGTCATCGGTACTCTTAGACGCCTGTCTGCAGCTCAAGTTTCAGCTACGAAAGCTATTTTACCTGAAAACATTCAAATAACGGAAAATAAGGATTCAGTCTTGACTTTAGATATTAGTTTAAAGCAGACAAAGTTCCTTCCAGCACATTTACTAGAAGCCAGAGCTAGCATCCCTTCATCTCAAATTCAGACTTTCTGTCTTACATCGGCAATTAAAGATTTAGAAGTTAAGTCGAGTCTTAATAAGACACCTGTTGCTGATTGGAACTTGCGATTACAATCTTCGACAGAGACTCCAGTTACGGATAACACAGTAAAAGCTCAATTTTCAGAATTGGTTGTCGACCCTAGATATCAGAAACATTATCGCTTAAAGAAACGTCGTTCATTCAATGGGCCTATGATAATTTCTCCAGTGGATGGAAAGACCATGGTACCTAGTTTTCGTGTCGATGCAACCATTGTAAAAGAATCAGATGGTGCTTCATATGAACTTTCCAATATCTATAATGCGGTTGAGCATTATGAATTGGAGATTGAATCGAATCCGGATGTTCTTTTAGCGGATATTCCTGCAACAGATGTCGATGCTCAGACGGATAAATATTATAATAGTGTCATCGGAATTCTAGAAGTCATAAAATCAGCCTATGATGATTCACCTATACCAGTTTCCGAGTCTGAAAAGAGGGAAGTGTTATTAGATTATACAATCTCATTCTTTAATGAGAAAGAAAGAAAGAATGCTCCAAATGATGGTAGAATGAGACGTTACTTCGCCGGTATGGATGTAAATCCGTTCGAACCTAAACATATTGCGAAGAACCCACAAGGAGAAATACCCATACTTGATGGTTCCTATTTTATTACTATGAAAGCTGATGGTACGCGTAATATTCTCTACTTTCCAATAACCGAAAAGGGTCGTGGTTATCTTATTGATCATAACTTAAATGTTCGTTACTCTGGTTTAACAAGACCAGACTTAATTGGTGCCGCATTCGATGGTGAGTATATGGAAAACTCAAATGAATTTCTGATTTTCGATTACTTGATGGAACCAACAGCAAATAAAACAAGTGGTAAGGATATTCGCCCATTAAAATTCTCAGAGCGTATCAAGAAACTCAAAGCATTAAAGATTCCATCGGCCGATGCCTCAACAGCACAAACCCCATCGAGAGTTGATCCAATGGTTCAGGATGAACATAAGCCAGGTGAACCGGGTTTAATCACTCCAGTAGGACCTTTAGTATTAAAAATGAAAGAACACTATCATATTCCAAAGCCTGAGAAGCCAGATGATTTTAGTGTTCTAGGTAAGATTGTTGAGAAAATCGAAAGTTCGCCTACGGCTAACTTATACCGCAGTGATGGTTACATTTTTACACCAGATGAACCTTATCCCACTGCTAGTTTAAGACAACCAATTAAGTGGTTACGCAATCTTAAATGGAAACCATTAGGTTCATTATCGAATGACTTTCTAGTTCGTATACTACCAAGAACTAACCCTAATGATCCATTCCAGACCTTAAGTCTATTAGCGGGCTATCCGGGAGGAGAGCCACATCGTTTCATGTATCCTCATGATTTCGTTGATGGTGTAGATAACGTAGCAAGAGTACCAATCGATGCGGATAATCAAATTCGAACATTGGAGAAGCAAATCATATATGATGATTCAGTAGTGGAGTTTATCTGGGGACCATTACCAATAGTTGGTGGAGTAAGTGCTTTTCCTTTCAGAACCAATGGCTGGATACCGTTACGTGTAAGAGAGGACAAGAGTAGAACGAAAACGCCAAATCGTTTAGATACTGCACAGAGCAATTGGAAACTCATACAATTCCCTATTACACTAGAGATGCTTAAAGGAATACAAGAAATTCCAGCACATTATTATCTTCAAGTTGATGACAGTTTGAAAGATATTACGAAGAGAATGCGTTCTTTCCACAATAGAGTAAAACGCGATCTTATAGTTGGTGCTGCAGAAGAACTCAGAAAAGATGATCCTACAGCTCCTATCCGAATCTTAGATCTTGGTGTTGGTCGTTTTGCTGATTGGGATAAGTGGGGCGCTGCAAGAGCGAAAAGCGTATTAGGTATCGATTCAGCAAGAAATGGTATTGAAGAAGATCGATATGATCCTCCACCGGGATATAAGGTAGATCTGGATGGTGTCTGGGGTGATGTTAGTAAGAATATTAACAATTTAGATGCTGCTAATACTGACAGCTACAAGAAAGTTCTAGAAAAAGCACTTGAAAAGAATGCTCCAGGTTTCAACATCATTTCGATCATGTTTGCCTTGCACTATTTTATGAAAGATGAAGCTCATATTACTGGATTATTTCAGAATATTTCAGAACTTATGATGCCTGGAGGTTATCTTATAGGTATTACCTTGGATGGTGCCAAAGTGTTGAATGAGTTTAATGTAGCTAAGTCGAATGTTCTGGTTGGCAGCGAACCTAATCGTAAGATAGATGTCTGGCGTTTGACCAAGGATTTCAAGAGTAATCCATTTGAAGATATTCCAGGTTTACCAGCAGCAGAATTCGTAGCTGGACCATTGGGTAGGAAAATTAAGGTGAAACATATTAGTATTGGTCAAGAAATTCCAGAGTATTTAACAGACTTCGACTATCTTACTCAGATTGCGGCTGAATATGGATTCGAACCTGTCGAATATGGTGCCTTCACAGAAGGAGGTGATCTGTCCAATTATATTTCACCTTCTCTTAAAGAAAAACCTAAGATGTCCGACTTCGAGAGACGTTACAATGACATGAATCGATATTTTATCTTTAAAAAAGTAGATACAACACCATCAATCTTGGAAAGATTCGTCGGTACTACGGCACCCACAACGACTGCAAAACCAGCTCCTCCATCTACTGTCACTAAAATCACTAAGGCTCCAGCTGTAACTACAGTCACAACTGTTTCAAAAACAACTCAGAAAGTTCCGACAGTTACTACTGCGGCTACCGCTGCTACTGCTGCTACTGCTGCTACCGTAGGACCATTGCCTACACCAAAATCTACGAGACCAATAGCAGCACCTGGATCTATTAGACCATTGGCCCCAGGATCAACTAGACCAACAGCCACAGCTACCACAGCTACCGGCGCCACAGCACCTACAGCAGCTCCAGGAGTACTTCGAGTGCCTACTATTCGAAGACCAGTGGCGTTATCGGTGCGACCTATTACTAAGACTAGTATATCAAGTGTACCTGCTGTTATTCTACCAACTCCTACGTTAGAGACGCAAAAAGTGGAAGAAGTGAGTTTACCAGTAGATAAACCTAGGAATGAAAAAATAGAATCGTCTGTGGAAAATGCTGAACAAGATTATCCAGTACCTAACTTATCGGACACATCTACCACTAATGTAGTTTCAGCTGGACCTAATACAGCTACCAACACCAATCGAGTCATACCCACGATCGTTACTCGTCCTACTGCTAGTGGAAGTGTTGCTATCAGTGTCTCCTCAACAGCACCTACAACAGCACCTACAACAGCATCAACTACTCTACCGGTCACAGTACCAGCTCGTGCTGCTTTACCATCTGCCAGACTTCGACCACCCACTACAAAACCTAGTTCACGACCCGTAGCAACGCCTTCCGCTACTACATCTAGTGTTACAACTTCTGAAAGCGTGCCACTGACTATTAGACCAACAACAGCAACAGCAACAGCAAGACCTACTGCGGCAACAGCAAGACCTATTGCGGCAACAGCGACAACGGCTGCGCCGGGAAGTACCACGGTACCAGTGAAATCTACTATTAGACTCAAACCGAAATTTGGTTAAACATAGATATCTTGAATAAAAAATATACTTTGTGTCAGTTTATTTGATTTTTAATTGGATAATACAAACTATACTACTCTTTTTCAAAGAATAGTACAACTGCTTCATCATCAGCAACAACTGCGAAAACGTATGAAAAAGCTCCACAAGAAATAGTAATCGGTCTAACCGAAGGTAAAGATGGGATCTGGGTTTGTGGACCACCTACCTTTAAGTATAAGACGGATATGTCAAGATTGGGTGGTAGATGGAATGCTATCAAGAAATGTTGGATCTTTCCATCTAAGATTATGGATGATATTCTATCTTTCTTTGCATCCAAGACAGTAAAAGTTCACCTTCCTGAAGACCGATTAGCCGCTTCCATAGCTGCAGCAGCAGGTACATCTTTACAGTCTGTCTCTGTCTCTGTGCCAGTTGCGTCTAATACCAATACAATCGCATCGACTTCGGTAAGTAGTACGAATACAATTCCAGTAATGAAACAGAAGACAATTAGTATTACGACGGATGGAGCTGATCGTATAAAGATATGTGGAAGTAATACCTATGGTATCAAAGATTGGTTAAAAAAGGAATTGGGAGCATCATGGGATTTTACTACGAAATGCTGGGTTATATCTCCTCTGAATAAACCTAAATTGGTCAATTACATAAAGTCACTTAATTATACTTACACTGAATAGGTTATGGCTCAGATGAAAAAATGAATAAATTTTTTTTAAATGCTTCATATGTACTAGTTAATCAGTTAAATGGCACATATACAAAGTAGATCTACCACGACTAATACAGTCGTTGCAGATAACTACAAATATGAGATTAGCATCATCTATGATTCATATATCAGTGGAACCAACAGTATGTTAAATACCAATAACACCAATAATAACAACGGCAACAGCAGCAACAGTAGCACCAGCAACAGCAGCACCAGCAGTAATGGTAATACGGATTTACCTACTGATTTGGAAAACTGTAAAATAACGATACAACCGTTCGTGGTGGGACAGCCATATTCACATGCTGATTGGCATCTCTCTATCAATGGCCAACACTATTGTTTTGGTAATAATTTTTATGCGTCAAGAAATATATTTAAACACGGTAATATGGCAGAAGTACATAAGTGGAAGGAAATGGCCACACTATATCCCGACTATATGTTACTTAGTTTATCCAAATTAGAATCAGAAGATAGCACAGATGATAGCCTAAATGACCTAAATGACCCAAATGACCCGAATAACCCAAATAACCCAAATAACTTAAATAACCCAAATAACGTGAATAATTACATCAATAGTTACGTTCCTGCTAAATTGAGGGAATATAAACTTACTTTTAAACCGAATCTAAATCTGGCAAAGAAGCTCTATCTTGAGAATCAAAACATACCTGTAAAACTAATTCAGGTAATTTATATGTTTTTGAGACGTGATAACTCACAGATTATTTTGCGAGATTCGGAATCAGAATTGATGACACCTAATCCCCGGGGATTCAAAATTAAACTTTATGATTATCAGGCAAAGACTCTTACATGGATGAGACAAATCGAAAGTGGTGATATCAAAATAAAATACTACAAAGACTTTTATTATGGCATACCAGATCCAGATACTAATGAACCATTTTGTTTCGTATCTTCGAAAGATGTAGAGGAAACTGCGAAAACTCTGGCTCATTACCATATCTATCAGGATCCACCTGATTTCTTTAAAGAATACAAGATAAATGGAGGTCTACTAGGTGATATTATGGGTAATGGAAAGACAGTGACGGGTATCGGTCATATTTATTCTGAGCATTGCCGATTAGGACCTAGTTACCCACCACTCGATAAAGGTATCGAAGATGATGCATATATTCCTAGTAGAGCTACTCTAATTTTGTGTCCTAATAACATCATCGATCAATGGTATAATGAATTTGTAAAATGTCTTGGCACGATGGTAATCGGTAATGCAAATGCAAGAAAAGGACAGATTCATGCATCTGCCTCATCTGATAATTCTGGTCGTAACTATCGTGTGGTTAGAATAGCGACTATGCACCACTTAAACAATCTGTCACATGCTGATATAATTAATGCAGATGCAGTTATCGTAACATATTCTATGATGATCAATACTAATCACATTGGTAAAGGCTTTACTAAGGAAAATGGTTTTTCTGAGCAATTAGTCGAACAACGGTTGGCTAAGTCAAGTATTCCAGAATTGAGTTCTGATGATCCAGAGACTTGGAATAATCAAGTCTATGCAGATTTAGAACATGTCCTACCTAGAAAACTCCTTTATTTCTATAAATGGAATCGTGTAATACATGATGAGTTTCATGAGGTCATAGCTACTAAGACAAGAACTAATTCTCTTTTGTTTATTATTAAATCGTTGTTGAAGGCTCGATATTACTGGGGATTTTCTGGTTCATCGATCTTAGATAATGAGAACATTCTTATGAATCTACCATATTTACTGCATTTTGAGGATGATTGGTCCGAGGTTCTACCAATGACTGGTGTCAACAAATCCCTCTTTTTTGATAAATGCGTTATTAAGAATACTAAACGCATCTTACCACCATTGAAATATGTCAAGATACCCGTACATGCTTCAGAAGAAGAAAGAATGCTTTATAAAGCTATGGCAGTAATATCAGATGTGGAACAGCAGGTTCGTTTTGCCTGTTACCATAACTTGAATGTTAACTCCACCTTATCTTCCGCTTCTAATGCTTCGGGTGCTTCTAATGCTGTTGGAGCTGTTCCTGCTTCAGGAACTTCAGGAACTTCGGGGACACTGGTAAGTTCTGCGACTACAGCCTCTATTTCTAACAAATTGTTATCAGCCGATGACATTATGGCACAGCAACATGAAGATCGTGCTTATCGACTTAAGAGCTGGGCTGGACATATAAAAGTTATGGAGGATATTATTACCGATATCATTTCTAATCTCAAGAATCTACAAGCCTTAGCCGATTATCCTTTCACTAAGAACTGGCAAACCCCTCAGGACTTATTCTTTCTCACGGATTCCAGTCATAAAGATCATAATGCTAAAGTCAAGGCTGGTCTAGAGGTAGATCCACATTTAAGAAGGGCAAGAGATCTTGTCAGAGAATACAAAAAGGAAATGAAATCACTTGACTCTGCTAAACAGGAGGTTAAGGCGTTGGAAGAATCTAATAGACTGTATCTAAACTTCTTGCAGAACAAGACTCTGACATGTTGTCTCTGTGATTTCACGTCGTCTGAATGTAAAAAGTTTGTGGCCCTTGATTGTAGAGATCATTTCTGTCTTGAATGTACAGAACTCATGGTTAACTCGGGTCAGAAAACATGTCCTAAATGTCGTAACACACCATTTGATAGTACGAAATTGGCTAATCTTGGTTCCAAGAACGATGTAGCTGCTGAGATTCGTAGTAAGACGGGACTATCAAAACGATTATGGGGTTCTAAGATTTGTGATATCGTGGATAAGATATCAGAGGTATGCGCTTCAGATCCCACAAATAAGGTTATACTTTTTGCACAATGGGAAGATCTATTAGAACAATTCGAGGTAGCATTAGCCGAAGTAAAGATCGAATCCAGTACTGTTAAGGGAGCGACTAGTGTGCGTACCAAGGCTATTAGAACATTTCAGGAACGTAAGAATTGTAAGGTGATCCTATTATCATCAGTATATGGTGCATCTGGTATTAACTTGGTCGAAGCCAATTATGTCTTCATAGTACATCCATTTCTAGGAGACATGAGCGAACAATATGAATATCAGGCAATTTGCCGCGCCTACCGTACAGGACAGAAGCGTACCGTTACAGTAATGCATTTCATACGCGAAGATACTTATGAACAAACCTTATACTCGAAAAGAGATCATAAAGATGAAGTAGGCTCTTTAATTGATAAGGAGAAGGAGAAGGATAAGGAGATGGAAAAGGATAAGGAGAGGGAAAAGGAGCAAGACCAATCCTCACTTGGCACCACTTTTCAGGCTACGAGTTCTTTACCTCGACCAGTCCTTAAACTCTCAGTCAAACCCCTAGTGAAATCATCTTCTGTCACATCTTCTGTCATATCTGATAGTCTACCCATGAATCCCATAAAACCTATAAAACGACTAGTTCCTTTACCTATTCTAAAACCCAAATCTGTAGCTGAATCTCTAAATCCCTCACAACTTATACCATATGATGGTTTATCAACATCTCCTTCTAATGCTGATGCCAATGCGAATGCCAATGCGAATGCCAATGCCAATGCTAATGATGAAAAAGTCATAACCGATAATAAAGTACTAACTTCTAAAGCAGCACCAGACATAAATCCAGCTATAAAGACGTCTAAAACTGTATTTATGCCTAAGATAGTGCCAGGTCTTATTAAGCCTAGAACAATCCTTAAACCTGTCAAATAAAGTCAAATTAGCAATAACATACTTTGTCAAGATTATACACAACAAGCAAACATATAATCTCGATGATCAAATCATCGAGATTATATCAATATGTTATGAATGTATTATACCTTATTCAAGGTCAACATAGGCTGGACCTGGTCTAGTAACTATTACGGTATTTGGGTTCTTGAACAAGTAGTTGAATGCAAGGGTCCCAGCCATGAGGTAGAGCAATAAGATAGCCAAGAGTGAGAGGGCGAGTAACCAACCAATGACGGTCTTGTTGCGACGAGTGAAGTCACGAGTGAAGTTGAAGCTTTCACCAAAGAAATAGAAGAAGGCCAAAACAATTGGCAACCAACCAAGAAGCATTTCAAACATTTTAGAGTCTATATCATTATCTATCAGAAAAAGTTAAACATTTTTAGACTCTATATCCATTTCCTCAGTGTAAGTTAAACATTTAGTACCCATAAATTAGATCCAAAATCAATTAAGAATAATTTGCCGTCTTTCTCACATACGTTGTGTAAACCTATCTTATCGACTAAAATCTTGTTTCCATTTACAATCTCATATCTATATAAACCATAGATATCCCGAAATTTCTTCATTAGTACTGCTAAATTTTGTTGTAAAACAGCTGTATCCTGTGGATTATCTCCACAAAAATCCATGTAGATAGTTAGATCTTCTTTATCTGTAGCTATAATATTAGGAATTTCTACTGCTCCTTGTGCTTTTAAGTGATTCAGAATAATAACTTCATGTTCAAAATGTTTTATATGTTCAGGTTTTGTTTTATCGTATTTCTTTTTGATAACATTTCCTTCTAATAATATAACGTATTTTGATTTACCCCCTTTTTTGATTTCTCTTATTGTTTTAAGGCGCTTTAATTCCTTTAGATTCATTTGAATATGAAGCCTATATAAGAATACAAGAAAATACTACTCTGGATATTTAAAACCTCAAAAACTAACTTTAAAAAATGATAATACTTGTAATTCTGTATTTGCGAAATATTAATAGACCTCCAAAATGGGTAATACAATACAAAAAATGGCTTTCCCTTATCCGAATCCTCCTTATAACTTTCGATCGGAACCGATATATATTAGTAACAGTCGAGGAGATAAAATACCAATTCTTTATTTTCCAATCACACAGAAGAATACAAAAGCAGATAAAAATTTAAAACTTATTATCTTCTCACATGGTAACGCTACAGATCTAGCTGCATCTGAATACTTTCTAATGCAATTGCGGGAGAAATTCCATGTCTCAGTGCTAGGTTATGAGTATCTAGGTTACGGTCACTCTGTTCCAGCAGAACAGACTTCTACGTCATCTGTTCGTACATGCGATTATCCTTCGGAAGATGGATGCTATGAAAGTTTAGCCATGGCCTGGAATCATGCTAGACGCATTCTTGGTTATGAGCCAGAAGACATAATCTTAATGGGACAGTCCATCGGATCTGGACCTACATGTGAAATAGCTGAACGAATATCCTTAAAAGGCAAAAAACCAATAGAAAAAGATGGATTCTGTGCTTTTTCTTCAGGTTGTAGTACTTCTACCATCTCTGATACTGACTCAACTGAAGGATCGAGTAATCTAGATAACGACACAGAACACAAACTCGGTGGAGTAATTTTAATAAGTCCTTTCAGATCTGCGGCTAAAGTGATAACTAATAATCCAATGGGATATTTTGTGGATTTCTTTTGTAATGAAAATAAAATAGCCAATATAGCAGCACCAATTCTCATAATTCATGGTTCTTCTGACTGTGTGATAGCTTATGATCACGCTGAACATATGGTGGATGTATGCAAACGAAAAGGTATTAAATGTGTTGACCTATGTCCAGTACCAGGTGCTGACCATAACGATATTTTTGAGCGACAAGAAACGAGTGACGCAATACATAAATTTCTTGAGGGGCTTTATGTATCAGTCTAAGAGCCAAGATCAAGTGTTGTAAAGATTTTGTCTATTTAAAAAATGTTCGTTTTAAAAATAGATAATATTGGAGATAAGAGGAAGTAATGTGTCACCAAAACTGCAGACCATAAAAGCGGTTCCATTACTTTTTCAACAATCTCTAAGATCTTATAATGCTCGTGGGAAGCTACTCAGTCCACTCGTACTTTGTATAATGGGATATCAAAACAGATCAGGTTTGAATTACCGTAGTAACAGGTCGGTTGTTAAGGACGATTGTATAACGACCTAGAGGTAATCGTATAAGGGGAATATCAACCTGCCATGCTTGGATATCTCTAGTGCATAACAAGAGTGGATCAACAATCGAATAGGCAGTTAATCTGATGTTACCAAAAGGATCTAGTCTGACTGGTAGAATCCTTAATTGATTGCATGCAGTGGGCATCATACCTTTAAGACGTAAAACGAAGGAGGTGCGACCCATAGAATCGAAGACTTGGAGAACATCAAGTTGTCTAATACCAGCTCTCATAATTCTAAAGGCACGATCATTTGATCTGGGGCGGTAATCAATCATACTCCATGTATTAGCTTCGATAACTCTTCCTAATGGTCTTCTTAAGGAAATGGGACTAATTCTTCTAGTTTGTCCTTGTTGTCCTTGTTGTCCTTGAACCCTGTTGGTGCCGTCAACAGTGTAGTTTCCAATACCATCTACCACATCACCAGTAAAATACATATTGGCTTGTTCTTCTGCAACATAGGGGGCTCCATTGGCAATGGTATTAACATCTGACCTACTTAAGTTATTATCTGTAAAGTCCGCATTTCTGAAATCTCCCATAAAGGCGTTTTCAGTAGCTGCAAGACTTTCAGCTTGTATATCAGCTACTTGAACATCAGCATCGGAACCTTCAACTATGATGTTCGTGCTTACTATATCTTGACCGCCAATTTGTATGGTATTTTTGTGAAAAATTTGGTAATAAATTACTAAAGCTATTAGAATAATAACGAGGATGAGCAAATTACAATTTGTCATATTCTTATTTTATATAGAGGTTTTATCTTTGTTTATTATTGTTTATTGTAATAAACAATAAGAGTCACTAGTTAATATTCGATTGAAGATCCTATGAGCTAGATGCATTTGAAACACAAGACAATAATTTTGAACTGTGTTGTCGTAAATAGATAAAATTAGCCTTTTATCGTAAACAGATAAAATGTGAAGATGAACCCAACATGTCTGGAAAAACTAAGTTGAATTGGAAAAGATAAATTATGTGAAAGTGTTATATTATTTATAACACTTATCTAATTAATAAGATGGTTAAACATTTACCATAAGCTCTAAAAGATCTAAGTGTAAGATTATTAGCACTTGTCCTTGCAGTCGTGAGGACCGTTCTGGAGCTTGCATGAAGGATTATTCTTGGTCAAAAAATAACTTCTCAATTGTAATGGCCTTTTCAGGAACAACTGAGATATAATCTTGAAACTTCTCATTGAGTATTTTTAGTCTATTGTCCCAATCTTTTTTCCCTTCTTTTGTGAGGATCAGTCCTTTTTGTATAATCTTCCAAGGTGAAGGTATTGCTTTTCCAGCAGCATCGATATAACTATCAGGATTGAACCTCAATAAAATGATCGGTCTATGGGCTAAATCTTCATATATTTGCATGATTCTTTTGTTTTCACAGGAATCTTCATACCCATTATGTTGATTTTCATCTATCTCAACAATGAGGACATGAGACAATAAATCTAAGAATATATCTGGTCGACGCTTAGAACAGCCACCATCAATTGTCTTATCAAAGACAAAACTCATTGACGGAAACTGGGTAGAGAAATAGTTTCTTACCTCATTCTCTTTTACCTTATAGTTCCTTGAAACAGGTTCATCTGGAAAAAGATGTATGAAACAATGTCTGCAGTGACCTTTATATTGAGGATTGGCAGAGGCGTTGCTTCCACCACACAATCCTGATATACACTTTTTATGTTTTATGTCTTCCATACCTGCGTCCTTGCAATCTCTACATTTAGTGGCTCTTTTATCACCTGGAAAGCCAAAACTAGGTATAAAGCCACATTTGCATTTCTCATCTTTCACATTCATCATTCCAGGTTTCCTACACATCTTGCAACAAGTGGCTCGTTCACCAGGATACCCTATTGACGGTTGGGCTGCACGCATAAACACATCTCACTGACGATATTAACCATACCATCATTTATACATATTTTACAACACGTCGCTTTTTCATCGTTGGGATAACCGAAAGAAGGAATTGCCTTTCCACATCTACATTTTTCCTTTGCGTTGAGATCTTCCATTCCCTGCTCTTGACATTTGCGACAATGCGTAGCTGACATCCCAGGATGTCCATGAGATGCGGTCGATTTATTGCATTTTTTGCATTTAGAGGCTCTGATATCCTTCATATCAGAAGCTCTACATTTCTCACAACAAAAAGCTTGTTCTTCAGGGTATCCAAAACTTGCTATTTTGTTGAAAGGACAGTCACATCTTTTAGCGTAGAGATCTAGCATCTCTTTAGTACGACAGTTGGCACAATATTCAGCGCATTCATTCTCACGACCATAACGTCTTTGCCCCACCTTGCATTTTATACATAGCGAAACCTTTAGATTAATAAACCCTGGCATGTCTTTAGCACATGTTCCACAATAGATTGGTATTCCACCGAGAATACCAAAGCGTGCACTAGCTTTATTGCATGGACATCTCTTGATGTATGCGTCAAACATGGTCATATCTCTACAGTCTTTACATCTCAAGGGCTGCTGATAAACGTATCCATATAAAGCACCTCCTCTTCCACATTCCTCACAAAGTACCATTTTGATAAATTATGGTACTTTAACAAGTAAGGAAACAAAAATCAATTTATGCCAACGAAAAATCAAAAAGTGTTATATTATTTATAACACTTATTTAATTAATAAGATGGTTAAACATTTACCATAAGCTCTTTAAAAAGACCTATAAGTATATGATCATTAGCACTTGTCCTTGCAGTCGTGAGGACCGTTCTGGAGCTTGCATGAGGTGTCATGATCTATATCAATCTGCAAGTCAAAGGTAGCCTCAGGTGAGCATGGCTTGCTTACGCAGCTGCGGGCGCGGAGGTCGAGGTCGACATCGACAATGAAAGTGCACTTGTGTTGGCACTTACCAGTCTTCTTGTGATGCTTCTCGCGAATGCAGCAGTGAGGAGTTGTCTTGAAGTCAAGATCGATCTGGAAGTCCGTGCGTCTGTGAGCGCTCTCGGTGTGGCGGACGGTGGGGCTGACGTCAACGCGGACATCGACCTTTGAGTCGCAGTTGGTGTGGCATTCCTTGGCCTCTCCTTTGTTAGCTTTCTTGCACTTGTTGCAGTTACCGCACTTTGTCATATTGTTCTATGTTATATAATTAGATAATAATTTTAAATAATATTTCAGTAAAAATCCTTAAGTTATGCCAAGTATAAGCATCTTTATTTTTTCCGCAACATGTCTAAGTAATGGACGTAAGGATAGATTTTACAATTATCAAGGCTGACTATAATCTTACTATATGAAGAGGGTCCTAGGAAAATTCAGTTTGCTTTTTTGTTCATACCTCAATTGGAATTTTACGCATATGTACATATGCAAATTTTTATCCTTAAGGTTTCCAAAACTTCAGCAAAGTACCTGATCAGGTAAATGCTTAGAAATAACGAAACCCATGTCGAAGCGATTGTCGTAGCGTATGTCGAAGCGTATGTCGAAGCGGATGTCGAAGCGGATGTCGTAGCGTATGTCGTAGCGGATGTCGAAGCGATTGTCGTAGCGGATGTCGTAGCGAATGTCGTAGTGGATGTCGTAGCGGATGTCGTAGCGCATGTCGAAGCGGATGTCGAAGCGGATGTCGAAGCGCATGTCGTAGCGGATGTCGAAACTAGAAAAAATTGATATATGATTGGAGTTGTTGTTATAGTGTAATATCACTAAAGACATATGATGAAGATAATTGGCGAATGGAACATTACATATCTTGATACTATGGTAACATCTACCATAGTATTTACATTGGATGGAGAATTTAGGGAATGCAAAACAAATTTGGAGGGAATTTTCAACTTAGATGGAAATAACTTAACGTTAGAATTTCCTAGTATCCAATTACCTGGTGAAAATAACGCTGTTCCCCTTAGATTAGAGGCATGTTTGACTGAGAACCAAAATAAATTCAAGGGATCGATCTATAACATGGCCTATCAGGGTGGTCGAATGATGGTATTAGGAGAGAAAGTGGCCATGAGTAATAAACAGAGTATCGAGAGGTTGGTTATGGGTGATTGGCGCATTACTTATCATGATACCTCCACCAATAGTTGTTTTACAATTTATCCAGATAAAACATTCTATCAAAGAAAAGGTAATTATTATGGTAAGTGGTTCGTCAGTGATGATAATAAACTTATATTAACCTTTAATGATATAACTCTATCTGATAGACATGGACCGTTAATGCTAGAAGCAAATGTTACGGAAAGTTTATTTTATGGTGAGAAGGAACATCCTAGCTATAAAAATGAGAAACTAGTATTCGAAGCAACTCGTGAAGTTTACAACAATGTTTCATAGCAACCCGTGAAGTTTAAAAAACCAATGCGTCACGCTTGGAGTAGATAAAAATCAGATTTGTTTCTCCCTATTAGAAAGTCGAATCTAGAAAAACAATATTAATATCTTTGCCTAATAAGTTATTTAAAATTGAATTAAATAATGAATAATGTAGTCATATTTTTTATTACTACATAAAACTTTATTGAGATGTCGACGACAACAGCTTCTCCTAAATCTATTCAAGAATGTTACGATCGTGGCATTTGTACCTATGCATTTACAGGTAACAAACACGTTCCCCAAATTTGGTACCGTACTCCAGAATGGCCAACCAATGAGGGATTTTGTCTTGTTTGTGCCAACGCTCATTATGGTAACCGTACCAGCGAGTGGATTGGAATGAATAGCAATTTCTACTGTGATTTGGGAGATCGTGGACAGAGTAGCAAACTACCTACTTCTTTTTTCCCTTTCACCGTCATTCCTACTGCATATCCTCAACCTATCAGCCAGGTATCTTCAACTAGCAACTCATGTCTTAACGAACTAATTGTTAATCCTGGACTGCGATTGGAACGAAACGATCGTCCTACAAAAGCAGAAACTGTCTTGGATGGTCTTACAGTAAGAGGTGAGGCGGTTGTTGTGAAAGAAGATCTTACTACAACCCCGAATATGCTTGGAGACGTAATGTTTCATAGCAATTATGCAAACTATCTCTTTAATTGCTGGGCAACTCATGCTGGTCTAGTGATTCGTCCTTCGGATATCTGGTTTATCGTGGCTGGTCAGCTCGCTAAACATATCAATGATCCTGTCAATGCCGAAACATATCGGCGATATTTCTCCGATGCAGCCCCAGGTGCCGCCAAGGAGAAACTTGTCTTCGTCGTGGCGAACCCCGATCTTCTTAACATTGACATGATTATTGATCGCCTCAAAACGAAAGTCAAGATCGATACTTCGTTGTTCTGCCCCACATTTAGCGATTCCACGAACAAGAGTCGTGAAGCGATTGGTGCCTGCTTCTGTGAAGCTATGGAGGCCTATTATGACTATTGTACGACTCTCTGTGGTATTTCGAAGGTTCGCGTTTGTGGTACTCGCGAAGATTGGTACAAGATTTCTGAAGTTGCCATGGCACTGGGTGAGATTCTTACAAATGCCAAGACATACTTGCAGGGAGTTGCAGAATTGGCAGTTGAAATTTGGGAACAACGTTCGAACCCAGATACCTGGGAAAACTTCTTCAAGATTCGTGATTGTGGTTCTGGACACGATCAAGTTGTCGTTGGTTCTATAACGAAACTCTATTCCTTGACCGTCAAGATGTACGATTTTTCCCGTAGCTATAGCTATTGTAATACTAGCAGAACAGGTCAACAATCGCGAATGGATCAATGCAAGGATGGTAACAACCTTGCTGAATTCAAGGATGGTTCACAAGTAACATACACCAATATGGATACCAAAACGAAATTCAAAAAGACATATGGAATTATGAGTAGTGTTCTTGGTCCAGATGGTTTCCAGACACCGTGCTTCAACTATGTACTTCTGCGTCTGGTAGATCCAGAGGAACGTGTCTTGAATATGTTTCAAGGTGAAGAGCGTGAACTTGTGAAACGTATCAAACTTCAACCTCTCGAAGTTCGTCAGGACATGTTTGCGCTGAATGGCTTATTGAGTCGCAATTGGTCAGCCGCCGAACCATTGAAAAAATGGTTAAATCAGTAAATTATCAGCGTAAAATCAACCTTTTTTGACTGCTCCCAAAAACCCAATCAAAAAAATACTTTGTTAAAGTTTACTTTGTGAAGTGTAATGAGGTTGTAAAATTAATTTAGCGCGGAGCGCGGAGCGCGGAGCGCGGAGCTCGTAGCAAATCCGTAGGAGTAGGGTTCATAAGGGCGGCCTATCGGCTTGCTACGCTACCGATACGCCCTTAAAATTAATTTTGCGGGAGCGCGGAGCTCGCAGCAAATCCGTAGGAGTAGGGTTCATAAGGGCAACGATACGCCCTTAAAATTAATATAAAACATTTTTATTTTAAATGATTAAAATAAGAGCATAACGCGTAAAAAAAATGGATTTGATAAGATGGTTCTCTAATGGAGGATCCTCGCAAACTCCTCGAACAGTACAAATAGTACCTAAAGAGGGTGTTATTATACCTGGTCTAAATGACCGATTAGAACGATTAGAGGGATTAGACCGATCTGCAGATGAAGTAAAACAGGAAGCTGAGCGTGAAGTTGAAAAAACGATGGATGATAAAGTTTATAGCAATGAAAAGAGAAAGATAACTATATATGAAAAGATGCCTAAAAATAAAGAAAATAAAAATGTGGATGTAAATAAACAAAAATTAAAGATTACTTATACGTCAAAATATGCACATACCAATAAAATGGAGAAACCTAAAGAACATAACTCAATCCTTATAAGGATCCCATATAAGAAGATAGATATGATTAGAATCTTACAGGATCGATATGAATATGAGATAAAAGGTACTTTTTACTTTGATGATAATTTAAAGTTTCAGAGTTTCGAAATGAGAACAAATTTAGATCCGAAATCGGCTGAAGGATCATCAGAGTGGGCGCTTTTCTTTCATACTCACCCAAAGAAGACTGCCGAACGACTAGGTTTACCCTATTTTTCTCCACCTAGTGTCGAAGATGTGATGGAAATATATGATAGAACTTTGAGAGCATATGATAAAACATATGACAAATCCAAAACTATAGCAAAGACGGGAAGGAAAAGACTAGGTGAAACTAGTGTAATATTTACCTCTGAAGGTATTTGGATATTACAAGTAGATCATAAAGCATTTTTGAATATGGTAAGAAGAACCTTTGGTGGAAAGATGCCAGATGACGAGATATTAGAGCTAATCTTGAATGAAACTTATAATGGATTTTTAGTAGAAACTTTAAGAGAGATTAATCCCAATAATAATGACTTACTTAATGGTAGAAAAGCACCAGATCGTATATTAGAGCTTTTAGCACGCTTAGTATCTGATCAATATGGTTTTAATTTGCGTTTCGTTAGTTGGTTAACATTAGAACAGCGAAAGGAACTAAGTTTTACTACTCAAGTAAAGCATTTAGAAATTGTAGAATAATTGTTTGTTTGAGGATTTGATATTACTCTCATAAAAAATGAGAATAATAAATGTCATACATCAACCGTGGGTGATGTGCTCACTTAGCACATCACCCACGGCTTATGTGCTAAGTGAGCACCAGAAATTTGATATCTTGGGTGACCACAACGTTAACCTTAACAAACCACAGTCATAAACGTAAAGAGAGAAATGCCCCAGAAAAGTAAGAAAGAAACAGAAGCTAAGGCTGCTAAGAAACGTTGTTGGAAATGTGGTGAATCATTTAGAACAAAAGCTTTAAGATTGAATCATGAAACTAACTGCCAAAATTTGTTGAATGTTCCGGAAAACAATGAAGCTTTACAAAAAGCGTGGTCTGATTTAACTGTAGAACAACAAGCTCAATATGGTACTCCTCAAAAATTACATGAAGCTTGTATAAAAATGTTAAGAGAATTACCTTTAAATATGTGAGGAAAAAATGATGAAATTTAAAAAGATATTAATTTATCAATAAAGTCAAGAGTAATATATAAAATGGATGAAGAACCACAATTTGAGGATTACGGAGAGGATGCTACTTTTGATGAAGATTACATCGAAGATCAAGAACAGCAAACCCAAGAGGATCTAGATCTATCTGAATTCGATGATGATTTAGAAACTGATCTTCTAGGAGATCTGACCGAACAGGAATCCAACATTAGACAAGCTCTAACAACGAGTTCTGTGTCAGTTCTAGGAAGAGGTAAACCTAATGCTGATGATAGTACGTCTGGACTGGATCCTAATAATCCCAATCCCCATAATTTTCCAACATTCCGTACTCGTAATTATCTAACAAAGTATGAAAAGACGGCGGCATTAGGCGTTCGTGCAGAACAATTGAGACGAGGAGCTAATCCCTACGTAGATTTGGAAATTAAAGACACAGATGGAAAAGTAATCAGAGTAGTCAATGATGAGGAAGAGATTGCTAAGATGGAATTAGGACAAGGGGTCTTGCCTCTAAATTTTGACAGACCTATTCCCAGTAACACAACGAATCGACCCACTTACCAGACAGTTAGTCTCAAGACTCTGATACACTCGACTAATCCTAATTTTTAATTTTAATACAGAAAGCCTTTCGACTCTGTACGTTATTATTTATCTAAATACACTTTGATATATCTTATCATATATGTACAAAATCGTTGATCATTAATGTGGACATCATTATTCAATCGAATACATCTCGAATACACATTTCGAATACACATCTCGAATACACATCTCGAATACACATCTCAAACTCAATGCTGAAGAGCTTTTTAAAAGTTATTTTTAAAAAGCTCATTTATTCGCAAGATCCTTAGGATCTTGTTCGTAAACAAACTCGTTCCATTTGATGCAAAACCCTTACGGGCCTCACACCAAAATGAAACAAGCTCATTTATTCGCAAGATCCTTAGGATCTTGTTCGTAAACAAACTCGTTCCATTTGATGCAAAACCCTTACGGGCCTCACACCAAAATGAAACAAGCTCATTTATTCGCAAG